CAATCAATATTCTATTTTCACCAGCAAATTTTTGTTTTTCATGTCTGGGGGCAAGGTGGATATTGTTGAAGCGATTTTGAAGATTCATTATAATCCATGCTTCTTTACCAGCGCGAGATGATACACTCTTAGATGGGGATGATAAAATATTAGGTCTATATTTTTTAATATAGTTCCATAGTTCTTTTCCATCAGGCATCCATTCTAGATTAGCCCACCATTGTGCACCTCGTTCATCTACGGGTTGCCAAAATTCAGGAGTACTACTAACATAATTAGTAGTATCAACACCTGTTAGTTCTTTATAACCTTTATTAAAATCAACAAGGACACCATCCATGTCGCAGTAAATTGTATACATAACGTTTTTTTATTTTTTCTTTGCTTCGTAGATTCCGTTATCTACCTTTCCATAATCACGTAGTAACACACCCGCCTGCGCATTTGCTTCATTCTCAATATCAGATCCGGTTTCTCCACTCTCGTAATCTATGCGGCCGTCTTCATCCTGTTTACGGTGGACTAATTCATGAGCTAATGTTCTTAGAATGTCGGCCATATTTCGATTTTTTACGTACACCCATATTTGATTGTTATTGGGGTCGAAATAACCAAAACTACGTTTTTCTCTAGCAGCATCTGTATCGTACGATAAGGTCAATCTACTGGGGAGTTTTTGAATTCCCAAGTCTTTGCAAGCATATTTTATAAATTCACCTATGGTTGCTGTTTGACTTTCATTTAGACGTTGTGATTTAGGTTCTAAACCTTCTTTCATTAGCTTTATTTTGGCTAATTCTTTTCTATATTCATCAACTAATTGTTTAACGTCTTTAAAATATTTTTGTTGTACTGGGCTATTTAGGTCTGATTTTTTATATGTTACAATCCAATCATCTACAATATTAGAATTATCAGGTCCATAATATGTTGAAATTAAGAAGTTTATAAATTCTTTCTTTTGATCTTCTACACTTATTTTTCCTCCTACTTTTACAAGTCTATCTTGGGATTGATGATCAGATGCATAATAATATTTATTTGCAGTAGGTTTAAGGTTTCCACTAAAACGATATACCTCGACTTTATTATTTATAAAATCGTCAATAAGAGTATCAGCCCATTTTATACTACTAAATAAATATTCTCCATTTATTCCATATCCTATATCAAAACTTAAATCATCTAATCTAACATTACACTTACGTTGAATCTCATATTCTGCTTCTTCTTTAGGATCTACTTCTACAGGTTTAAATATTTTTCTTAAACCTTTAAGTCTAGGATAGTCATCTTCTATATCAGTAAAACGATCATATTCATCTTCCCCTGGATTGTCAGCTGTGGTTACAGTATATGGAGCTTGGTTTTCAACATCTTCATATGCAAATACTACTAACAAATGTGTTTTATCTATAAAATTTTCATTCTTATCTCTCTCAGATGTTTTTGTATCATCAAATACAAAGTATGGTGTTCCTCCTTGTCCTATTCTATAACCACTATAGTGATTATCTTCACCACGAGCCGAAATGCAGAAATTATATCCATTGCCATATTTAATACAGGCATTTTTAGTTTTACCAACATAAATCCTTAATTTGTTTTGGTTATAAACTAAATTAGCATCTTCAGGTTCACCATCATTTATTTTACCTGCTTTAATACGTTTTGATTGACTAGATGCTACAGCTTGTTCTAATTCATCCCACGAATATTTCATAATATCACGTTTATCCGCAGGTAGATTACCTTTGATGGAATCAAAACGATTGATATAATTTTTTATATCATCATCGGATAGTGATGGATTTTCCTGTTTAAACTTAGCAGTTAACTTATTAACAATACCTTGAGAATATTCATTAAGTGATTTATCTAGTATTGATAATACATCATCTACATCAATACCACTAGGTATAAAACTTTTAATTTTTTCTTGATCTTTATTTAATATTGCTTGTCTAAAGTTAGTAGCACTTATATTTTCTCCATTCTCAAATGCAGTTGAACCAGCATCAAATACTTTTGCATTTGAATATTTTTTTAAATTTTTATACCTATCTTCTTCACCTTTACCATAAGCAGCATATACTGTTTGTTCAGGGTTAGCTTCTATATAATCGTATACATCTCTAACAGGAGTAACTTCAGATATTTTTAATTTAACTCTATTTCCATCTGGTAGTAATGATTTATATAGATTCCATATTTTAGCACTTTCTTGAGCTGTTATACCTTCGTGTGTTTTTGGAGAAATTAAAACAATTACTTCATCAGCAACGTTCAATAATTTATTTAGTACATCAAAATGTCCTTTATGTGGTGGTTTAAATTTGCCTGGGTATAGAGCAATTGTTGGTTGGTCTTGTTCAAGTAAAAGAGAAACTAAATACCTACCTAAATTAGTTTCATTTAGCATACTATTTACTTTATCTAATGATTTTTGTTTATTATCGCCTTTAGGTGTACCTACTTCACCACTTTTAATAGATACCATCGAGTTAAAAACGCCTTTAATGCGGTTTTTAGAACGTGGGTTTTTTACCTTAGATGATATATCATTTAATAGATCTTCGAATTTACCGTCTATTTTGTAATTAGTAAATAGTTTTTTAATATTAGACCAATTACTAGTTTTCCATACATCCGTTCTGTCTACTTCTTTAAAATTATCTAATGTTACGATACGTAATGTTAATCCGGCGCTTGATAAATTAAATTCATATTCTTGATTTGCTTCAAGTTCAGGTATATTACTAATACCCATACGAGCAAATATTGATTTAGGATCTTCTTCTAAACATATTACTTTAGCTAATCCTAATAATAGCCCTTGTATTTCAGCAGGATAATCTAAAAATTCTTTTTTAAATTCAGCTTCATCATCACTAATAGAAACAATATTATCTATTTGAACATATTGATCAGGTTGGCCTTCTATAGGGTATAATATGGTAATTATTTCACCTGTGTTAAGGTATTTTTTACCTTTATATTTTTCACTTTTAAATGGAACAATAACATCATCTGGTAAAGCAGATAGGAATTTGGCTAATTCTAGCTTAATATTTTTCTTATCTGTAGCTTCTACATTAACAATTAAATCAATATCACCGAAGTCTTCTTTAGCACTTGTATTATATGAACCAGAAATTTTAGCGCTTTTAAAAGCAGGAAATTTTTTTAATATTCTATTAATATAATTATCTGTTGTATTAGCAACAGATGCTCTAGTAATTCTATTTCCACCGGCTGAACCTGACATTATGCTTTTTCTTTTTGGTAAGGAATTAATTTAGAGTTATCAGGTAAGAATTTACCTTTTAATCCCAATCTGTCTTGATTATCCATCCAATATTTTTGGAGATTATCTGGGATATCTGCTCTAGTTGAATCAAGTATTTTGAGGTACCTATCCATAATAGAGTTATATTCTTCTTTAGATATATTTTTTCTTATAAAATCTTCTAATTTAAAATAATCATCTAAAATATCTTGAGTTAAATTAAAATTATATAATTTATTCAATAAAGCAATAGCTTCTTTAGGATTAGATGCTTCTTTTTCATTTGTATCTTTATTAACAACGCCTGTAGAGTGACCAAATGTTCTACCTTTATTAGAGAATAAAGCTAACATTAACTGTGTACGGTGTAAACCTTTAACGTTACCCTCATATGATTGAGAATAATAACTAAAACGTAACCATTCAGGATTACCTACATTAATATCTGTTTGAACTGCTTTACCTACTTTTTCACCATCAGGTCCATATTGTGGAATAGCACAAAATAAAGAGCCAGCACCAGATGCTTTAAGATCTACTTCAACATCAGGTAACGAATCATTAATTTTATCTCCAATTAATACAATCATAGCACGTAACTGAAGTTTTTCAGGTGTTGCTGTTCTGGCTTTTTTAGTAAATTGTGCTAGTAATTCGTTATACTTATTTTCATCTACACCCCAACCTTTAAAGTCAGGCTTACCACTAGGAAATATGTTTTTAATATCGTAAGACAAATCAATATCTCCAGATACTGCTTTTTTACCAGCTGATCCTAGTTTTTCAAATGATTTAAATGTAGACGCCTTTGCAGGAAATATTTTAGATAATTGATCTACAAATTTTTCAACTGTAGGTTCAATGTTATCTTTTTCAATTGAATCGGTAGTACCAAATACATTACCACCTTCTTTTAAGATTTGTTTAGCAATTTTTAGTAAATGTATCATAATTAAATATAAATAGGTAACTTGAACAGTCCAAGCTACCTATAAATATTTAATATTTAATTTAATTATGCTAATTTGATACTTGTAGGTAACAATTCTGTAATAGGCTTAAACTCTGGGTTTTCTAGTTTGTAAATGTCGTATATTTTTTTAAACATTTCAAAGTTAGTAGCAATACCATCTGATGGTTTTAACTGCCATCCTTTGCCTTGAATTGCATCTTTTTTACCTTCTCCACGAGTAGATGCTTTTAACCATAAAATACCAGTACGTTCAATTAAAGTATTGTGTGTTTCATTCCAAGCAACAGCATACGCTGCTAACTGTAGATCATAAGAGGTATGAAGTGAATTTGATGTTTTAATATCAAGTAACCACACTTGGTTATTTAATTTAACAATTATATCAGTTGTACCTGCATATTCGTGAGTATCTGAGAATAGATGGTATTCTGTAGCTATTAGTTCTGGTTTATGTGTGTTCCAAAAGTCAGCAAACTTCAAAATCATTTTCCAAACCTCTAGACTATATTCTGCTCTCCCATTATCATCAATCCACTTAATTTCTTCACCATTTAAGAAACGATCAATAGCATTGTGTACTTGAGTACCTTCAGATGCTGCTTTGGAAGCAATAATATCAGCATTATGACCTACATCTTTAAGCCACTCATGGAAGAATTTATTTTTAGGAAAATAATTCAATACTGAAGTTACAGAAGGGTAGTATTTGTCATTTCGTTTATAAAATCTGCTGTCTAGTACATTAACTTGCTTATCACCCTCACTATACTCAATGATACGCTTAATTTTAGGATCTTTAATAATATTAACATGTCTGTCGATCATAATAGTTGTAATTTTTTTTCAAGCAAACTCTGAAAATTCAGTGGTTTTGTTTGCTCAATTGTGTTAAGAAAATTTTCAAAACCTATTTCGTTTGCATCTTTACCTTCCATTTCTACTAAATATACTTCTTTACCGTATGACATAAGTTTTTCTGCTTGTCTTAAAGCATCCTTTCTTGCATCAGCATCTAAAGCAATATAAACACGATTAACAGAAGATTTAACTAATTTTTCCATTAGTTTACCATGTAATTCTTTACCAAATAAAGGTATTACATTACGTTTAATAGTAAGAGCATCAAATATGCCTTCAACAAGTATAATTGGTGCGTTCCAATTTATGTATAACTCCCATCCAATAACATCTTTAGCGGATACAGGAGGATTTTTATATTTTTGTAGTGATGGTTCTTTATAGTCTCTAGCTATAAAATAATTTAAACGTTTATTATTATCATAAGAAGGAATAATAACACGACCTTCATATTTACCTTCTTTACAAAAACCAATATTATATTTGATTATATCGTCTTGTGTAACACCGCGTTTTTTAAGAAATTTTAAAGCATGTTTTGCTTCAATTTGAGCAATTTTATCTTCAACTGCATATGAAAGAGATATAAATTCTTTAGGTAATTCAAGTACATCTAAAGGTATACGATCTTCCTTCTTATCAGGTATAATTAATATATTTAATTCATTAATTTTATCTGCTGGTGCTTTAACTTTTTTAAATAGGTTAAGTAATGATTTGCCTTTAGCACCACATATCCAACAATGCCAAAAGTTTTCACGTTTGGATGTTGTTCGTAAATTAATTTCTAATTTTGGTTTATGATGAGTACAGAAGGGACACTTAAAAGCATAGTTACCTTTGCTTGTAGCTTGTCCCTTACCCAATACGGATTCAACTATAAATAATAGAGCTGTATTTTCCATGAACTTGAATATAAGTTCTTACTTTGACTAAGCAAAGTCTTTGCGAAAATATTTTCCAGCTATGTTGTCGTTGTAACTATTATCCTTAAACAATACACGGTATGTTATTTGTTCCTGGAGTTCAAGAAATGAGAGTTGTTTTTTGTTTTTGGCTAGATGCAATATAATACGTTCAAAATATTGTTCACCATATATTTTAACATCAGCTAATAATTCTTTAGATGACCCACAATATAATTTCCACCCACTATCAACTTTGTCAACTCGAGTTGTTGGTTTGCGACCTGCACCAGTATGTTCGGCTATTTCTTTTTTAGTAAGTTTTTTCTTTTTATTATGGGTAAATGCTTTTTTACCTATATAAAATTTCTTTGTTTTTATATTAGTAATTATATAAACAAAACCATAATATTCATTGGATTTTTCTTCAGGAAATATATCTATACTTCCATCATCTGCATACCATAACCATGTTCTCATAAACTTATTTTAAGTATCATATTTAACTACAAATGTCATATCAGTATCAGGTGATATTAACATTGGTTTACCAAATTTAGCAACAGCTAATAATTCATTATTATCATTATATAATCCCAATGCTGTAGCATAGGTATAAAAATCAGAGCCAGTAGCAAAATCTCGTACAACACTACCAGTGTAACTACCTGTTACAAGTGATGGATTGTATGATAAATTAAAATCACTTTCCCTTACCAAACAACGTACTTCGTGTTCGTAGATGGTATGTTCATTTTTAAATGATATCTGACACCCAGAAGCTATTATACCTTGAAAAGATTGATTAGTAATAACAGCGATTCCTTGAGCATAAAATATATTTCCTATATAGCTATTAGCATCAAGTATATTTTCAGCAAAATAACCAGCAGCATTAAAATATCCATTATTAATATATAATTCAGCAGAACCTTGAAGAGAAATAAGATTTCCAAACCCATCATCTGCTACTGATCCGACAGATGAAGAAATTATAAAAGTAAAAGGTAATATTTTATTACCATATACTTTTTGACTAACAGATATTACTTTAATATCATCTCCAACTCCAGTAGGGAAATTTTTAATTAATTGAGGCTTATCATTGTATATAAAATACGAAGCTGTTGGACGTTGTTGAGAAGCAGATTCATAGTAAATTGAATTTGCTAATGAAGATGTATTTAAAGGTCCATTGTACGTTTGATAATATAATTGATTTATTTGAGAATAAATTAATCTTTCATATTGACCTTCTATAGTTACGGGATCGGTAGATGTAGAGAAATCTCCTACAATATTAGAACCATTATATACTTTTATGTAATTAGAAAAAGAAGCAGAAGCTATAGTCCATTGTTTGTTGGCTTTATAAGGTACAACTGAAATATCTGATTTGGTTAGATTTTTGAATGAAGACATGCATTAATAATCTAGTTTGATTCTAATTAGGGCTTCTTTAGTAAAGTCTTTTGCTAATGGTCTACTCATCTTAGCTACAGCAAGTAATTCATTATTATCATTATATAATCCAACTGTTGTTGGGAAAGTTTGTGGATTATTAATTAATGTAGTATATAATAAATTACCATTATCATCTATAATAGATGGATTAGTAGTATAATTAAATTCACTATTTTTTACACGTGTGAAGAAATAAGTTGAAGATACAGTTTCAGATGATTGAAGTTTAAACCCATTTCCGGTAACAATTGAACTAAAAAGAGCAGCAGATCCAGTTCCTGTTATGTTTGCTGTTAAACTTCCTGAGTCTAATATAATGAGACCCATATCTGGGAAGAAAAATCCGTAGTTAGTAGTAGTACTAGAAGCTCCATTAGCTATACTTCCACTAATTATATTATAATATCTATTTTCTCCTATAAAACGAGATAAATTAGTAGTTGTACTATCATCAATTAAAGTTATACCAGATAATTTTAATTCAAGAGATCCAGGTTGTAAACTTTCTTTATAACGAGAACGAGCAACGTTTATAGCATATATGCCACTTGATGTAACAGAACCATTAAATACAAAATTATTATTTTCAGTACCATATACTAAATTCCTATATTCACCATATACAATACGAGTAGGTGTAGCTCCAGGGACTAAAGAATTAATAGGAGTTGAACCGGAACCATTTAAAGTACCATATTGTATAGCAAACTGTAGAGAAGATGTAGCTGGTGAATCATATACGTTTAGGTAATAAGAGGAAGTATTGACACTACTAGTATTAAATCCTAGATTAGCTAAATCATAAGTATCTCCTGTCCATAAACCACGCACTACTGTTTCAGAGCTTACTACTTGATCGTCTGTATTATATCTTACGAATGACATATTTTATTATATTATATTGTTGATACTTTTAAAATATTAAGAGGAATAGTAATTCTAGCTCCACTATCTCTACCAATAACGGTAATAGTAGTTGTTAAAGAAGATAAACTAGTTCCAAATAAAGTATTGATTGTAGTACCGGTTAATGTAAATGAAGTACCTACTTGAGTTACTGATAATATTGTTCCTGTAGTTGTATTTAATCCTTGAACAGGGGTTGTAGTAGTAATACCAGTACCAGTAAATGTAGATACTAAACGAGAATCAGCAATTGTTGCAACATATCCATTAGCTTCAAATGTACTTGTAGAACCTAAATAATTAAGTGTTTGAGGAGTAATTGTAAGTGAAGCTCCTTGTTTAAGTGAAACCGCATTATATCCAAGATTAATTACAGGTAATTTAGAAGTACCACGAGGTAGTGTTACAAGTTTGTAACGCATAATTTGTGAATCCTCTGGAAATGCTTCTAGTACAGGAACATTTTCAATTGCTTCACCATAAAATGCAGAACCAGATGGATGAGTTGGATTGTATAAAGTATAATCTACTTCATCATCGGCTAATGCAAATTGTGTAATTTGAAACGAACCATCATTACGAGCCAATAATTCACGACCCTTAGTGGTTAATATTGCATCTACAGTTACTGTTGTAGGATTTAAAATTGCCATAATTTTCTATTGTATATGATATAAATATATTAAGATTAAATTTTATATTGTTGTTCCTTGCTGGTCAGCTAATAATTTTTGTTTAACTTCACGAGTTATAGTATCTATATTAGCTAATACGTCAGGAGATAAATTTTCAGGAATTACAAACCCATATGAAGTTTTTCCATCACGTTTTCTAAATATAGCATTAGCATTAGTTTCATCATTTATTCTAGTTAATATTAAAAAACGTTGATATGAACCTGATATTAGGTTATCAGCATAAAAATTTGAAATGGGGGTATCTAGATGTAGTTCTAAAAGACTACTAGGAGAAAGTGAAGTACTTATAATTCTAGACTCTACATAAGTCCCATCAGATAAATAAGTTAATGCTATATCATACGTTTTAATAGAAAAAGGATAATCAACTTCTCCATATTCATCAAATAAACTATTAATAGATCCTGTTAAAGGATTAGGGACAAACTGGTAGTTATTATTATAAAAATTAGTTATTCCTGAATCCAAAGTTATAACATTATTGTTAGAAGAAGCCATTGATGCCGATATAGATCCTGTGTCAAAATAAGGGCAATCAGTTGATGCATATCCTGTAGCTGCAGCTAAAGATGCTACATACAACGATCCCTGAGTTATAGAGGCAGTAAAATTAGTTGTAGAAGATCCTTGTAAGACTAATTTAAAAGTCAGTTTATCCCCAGTGTCTAAAGAAACACCATTTTGATTTATATTAAAAGTTTTAGTCTGTGTGAAAGCCATAATTAATTAGTTTTTAACATTGATCAACTCCAACATCACTTCCTAAAGTATTACCTGAAATAGTACGAGTAGGACCATAATATGTTGGATCTGGGGTATTAGGGATATATAAGGCAAAATATCCTGAAATATTAGTAGGGGTTGTTAGACTAGAATTTTCAAAAATAGTATCATTCTCTCCGGGATATTGAGCACTTGACCACCCAATTCCAGAATTAGATTCACCTCTAGAACAAACAGCACCTGCTGTAGATCCTGTAGCAAATAGTATTCTATATGAAATTACAGGAGATTCATTAGTATATATATTTGAGCTTTCAAATAAAGGATTAACATCATTATTTTTAAATACTTGTAAAGACCAAGTAGCTGATTGGTCATCAGGTAATGTTACTGTTATATCAAATCCTGCTTGAATATTATACTGTCCAGATTCGGCTATAGAATATGAAGGAAAATTATCAGAAGTACCAGGAAGAAATACATTACTTAAATCTTCAGTTTGATAGTTAAATATATTTTTTACAGCACCTCCTACTATAGGAAATCCTAATGATGGTGATCCACTTATAAAATATGAAGAACTTACATTTTTAGCTGTTGCTCTGTAAGCACTAGGACCACCTAGATTTTCAAAATATATTATTGGATCTACACTACAGCTGGCAAAATATAATATAGGATAATAAGAATATCCACTATCAAAAATTAATTTATCACCATCAGTAGTTTTTTGATTTCCAAATTTTTGGTTATCAAATAGAGATATATTAAATATATTACCTGCTATAAATGTTCTTTGTACATCTTCCCAATGTTTATTACGTTGGTTTAATTCAGTTAATCCACCAAATTCATCTACAAGATATTTTAAAGATACTCTATTACGTTTAGGTAAAAATGAAGATGAAACTATTTCAGTAAATAATGCAATTTGTCTTACTTGTTTATCAGTTGTTGCTGTTTTACCGTATGAATTATCTCCGATATATGTTGAAGAAGCTGATGTGTAAATATTATAGAGTAAACTACTTATTTTAGTTCCATCATATCTAGCATTATTATATGATGTTAAATATTCATATGAATCTTGTAATTCAGCAAAATAACTTGATGAATATCCTGCTATTGTAGGATATAATCCACTACCTGTATATATCGGTTGTAATAATTTACGATTTAAAGATAAAACACTTTGGGATACATTATTTAATAATACATTATAATAGGAGTGATTAAAGATATTAATATCAAATATATTTAAACTAGCAGTAGGTAATAAGTATGGGTTAAAATTATATTCAATCCATTTATTTTTATAGTCAATATTACTACCTGTTATGTTACCATCATAATATGCTAGTTTACTTCCTGTTAAATAAGTATACAAATTAGTATATTCACTTAATATAGTAGGTCCATCTATAGTTCCCTCATTTACTGATATTTGAGAAGAAGCAGAAGGATTAGTAAACGTAAATTTATTTCTTTCTAATAATGGAGAATTAATAGTAATACCTGTTGAAAGATTTGTCCTTGCTGGAATAAAATCTTTAATCATTTTAAATAATGAATTATCAAAAACTTGAATTAAGCGAATAAATCCAGCATAATCCATGTATGATGGAGTAAAATTATAATATGTATTTTGTTCATTATCTAAAGAAGTATAAGAACTACTATATAAATATCCTGGATCCCCTATGTAGTCATCTATATTCCAATTTGGGTTTGATGTAGCTATAGAAGCAGAAGCATATATATCTATTTGAGTTTCGGGAGAAAATGAAATATCAACATAATGATAATCCTCAGTTCTAAATTCAGATGATTGAGATGGATATACTTGTAAACTAATATAAGGAGATAAAACACTTCCTGTATATATATTATTAGTTATTATTCTTACTTTTTGATTATCATTATATTCATCTAAAGTATTATTTTTTAAATTACCACCATATTCTTTTACATTTAATATGCTACCAGTAATACCAAAAGTAGATATTAATGTTTGTAAACCATAAGTTGTACCTTTAGTTTTTAATAATAAAGGTAAATTATGATAAATACGCTTATAAGTTTCAGCAAGTAAATCTTTACGAGATATATTATTTAAGAAAGAACTAGTAGGACTAAAATTATTATTAAATTCAATACTACCACTATTTTGACCTATTAAAAAAAGATCATTATCAATATCACCATATCTATTATATAATTTTGTTCCTAATGATTGTAAAACTGTATAAACTAAATCTCTAGAAATACCCTGTTCTAGATTGTTATTTGCTAAATTAATATCAGTAATAGCTTTAAGATAAATCCATATATTATCAAAATAATGACCCACCATATTAAGAAAAGTAAGATAAGGATTATTAGATTCATCATCTCTAATAAATAAAGGTACAGTAGATATTAAATTATTTTGATTAAAATCATCATAATTTTCAGCACTAGCTGTTGAATATGATAACCATAATGAAGCTGAGATAGATGAAGTAGAGTAGAAAAGAAAAGGTTTTGAAGAGTTATATTTAGGATATGGTGTTATTCCATATTCTAAAGAAGAAGTTAAAGATCCACTTTCAAAATATAAATAATATTCAAATCCATCAAGATTAGAAATAATATTATTTATACTAGCAGTAGCTCTATTAATATCTGTTACTAAATTAGGTTTACTAGAAGTTTGAGGAGTATAAATAGATATAAGACTATTATAATCCTCTATTTCTTTTACTTTATTATAAAAATTCACTACTCTTTGTTCTGCCGAGCTAAAGAAAATAAAGTTAGTAAAATTAGAATAATCTACATTTATATCAATACTTTGAGAAGTTACTAAACCTAATAATTGTTGATATGAAGATGAAACATTTTGTAAACTACCAACTAAGTTATTATAATTTTGATATGAAGTATTTAAATTATTTTTATTAGGTAATTCTATATTAAAATTAGGACCTCTTAATTTAGGTCCAGGGGCAGGAATAATTAATTTATCTAAATTAATATCAAAAACATATGGATTAACTTTTTCTTTTACAACCCATAATGTTGATTTTTCTAAAATATAAATAGAAAGAGGTTGATATAATTTAAATAAAATCTCATATCCTGATTCAATTTTATTTAAAGCAACATTTACTATTATTTCTTGTTGATTATTCCCAAAATTAGCTAAATAATCAATAAAATAAGAAGAACCACTATATTCATTGATAATAGATAATGTAGAATCTTCAATTTGTTGATTAGTTAAAACTGTAGATCCTATTCTTAACTCTGTTCTATCAGATGAAATTTCTTTTATAAATAAGCCAGCAGATGGATCTGATATTTTATTATTAAAAAAATTATATTGGACATTGAATTCACCTGATGAATATCCAAGATTTTGTAAATCTTTAACAGGATCTATCTCAATTATAGGGAGAGAACCATTAGTAGGATCAAGATATGAATTAGGAGTTAATTTAAAATCTTTATAATTATAATCTATATTTAAAAGATTTTTTTCAATATCATATACAAAATATTCGATATAGTCATTAGAAACATTAAAATCTTCCTTAAGCAATTGGGAGGGAAGTAAATTAAGATCTGCTTCTGTATAACGAGATACTTGTTGAGTATCTAAAATTTCACCTACTATTTTTATATTATCTGCCATTATTGTTTGGTCAATTCATTTATTATAGTTTGGGTATCAAGTACCTGTTGTCTTAAAGATGTAATTTCATCTAGTAAAGCTTGTACATCATCTTGATTAATACTTATACCTAAATACTCTGCTTCTTTTTGTAAAATATATTGATGAGAATTAGTATCTCCTTCTACTGGGATTTGGTAGAATAATTGTTCATATAGTATAAAAAAATCATCAATAGTAAATGATAAAGTTTCTTCTGTTTCTTGAGTAATCAATTGGTGAAATTGAGTATCAATTACTTTACTATAAGCATCTTTATTAAATACTATTTTTTGTATTGGTATTTGAGACATTATCTTATAACTTTAAAGTAATAATTATCATCTGAGATGATAGCTTCCCCATTAGATAATATAGTTTTAAATAATAATTTATAATATCTTTCTGGTTCTAGTCCATTCATGTATATATCAAAATAATTACCAGTTGAATCACAGCTTATTTTAGTATATATTGTATCATAATCTACGACAATTTCTTCAGTGTTCAAATCTTTTATTGACCAATATGAAGAAGAAGGTAACGCTTTGTTATTTAAATAAACAGAACTAGTTTGGAATGTTCTAGTAGGATATTTATCTCTTACATTTATTCTAAAACGTTGAATTGAATCTTGTTGATATTCACCTTTATTATTACCTAAAGTAGTAACAAACAAATCTGAAGATATAACTGATAGAGAACCAGTATTATATGATGAGTCATCCCACCTTATTTCTAAACAAGGAGGATAAATAGTACGAGTATTCCCTGAAAAATATTTTGTTTCAAATTTAGAAGATGTAGTAAATTCAAGTGAAGAATCATGTTTTAAAATAAATCCTTCATTAGATATTGAGCTACTATACCAAGCATTTATAGTATTTGTTACTTTTAATTCTATATCTTTAGAAGTAATATTAGTAAAAGATTGAGTAGCTTGATAAATAGACGAAGTATACCATAATCCACCACCTGCTATACTTCCTGATTTATAGGAGCCTGTTGTACCAGTAGGAAATAAACTAAACCATGTACTACCACTAATTTCATTTCTAAATTGCCAGCTAGCTCCATCTGTAGTAATAGGTAAATTACTTAACATACCTGTACCCATATTCCAACTTCCAGATACAGGATAACAATATAACATATAATTTAAAGGAAGAGAAGAGGCATTAGCTAAATAAAGTTTTAAATAAACATCAAATGCTTTATTTGTTACTTTATTAGTAATTACATCAGTTATTTGATTAGATGGAAACTTAATTAATCCACGTGATACTTCATTAGTACCTGTTATAGTATAAAATGTACTTAATTCAATAATTTCATCTAGCCCTGTATTAGTTGTAGGGTAATATGAATAAAGAGTAGCAGTCTTTTCAGGAAATATTTTATAAACAGCCATAATTAGTGATTACTACATATAAATATGGCAACTGTAAGCTATTTTAAGATAATAAGGCGTAATATTCTTTAAAATGTTTCATTCGATCTATTAAACCGTTAGTACCACCATTAACACATTTAGTAACAGAAGTAATATTTTCATCAGAGGCACCAGCATCACATC